TGCTGTTGAGAGCGGCCCAAAAAACAAGATGATCTCTGAGACCAGCACCTCTACTGGTATTCCTATGATGGCTAAAGGTGGCATGGCCAACAAGGGCAACATCAATGAGCACAAGCGCATGGCCATGGGTAAACCCGTTGGCAAGATGGGCGGGGGCATGATGTCCAAGGGCTACGCGGCCGGCGGTGCTGCCAAGAAAATGTCTAAAGGCATGATGTCTGGTGGTAAACGCGCTAAGTAATGGCATACCTCATCAGCAACATCCCGTATTTCAAATGCTGGGTTAGACGTGAGTTTACGCACATGCATCAGAAGTACCAAGGTGAGTATTTACATGCAAACGCTATTGCAGTAAATGTCATGCCGGATCGTTGCTTGAGTTTTCAACTTGTTTTTACAGGGTGTGAAAGCCACGTAGACGGGTCAGAGAACGTTCATGGTGGGGCAATGTGGGCAAGAATGCCTATTACTGCGTTGGTGGGGGATATCCCTTTGGAGGAGTGGCCAGAGCGTATGCCTACGCATTTGGCACAGCCTTGGGATTGTCCTTCTCACACCCACACAGTAATAAAATTTGCGCGCACAAGCCCTAGTCCGTGGTTATGTAAGATTGACGGAGAGTTTTACACCGGAAGATACATGTTCACGGTGGACTACACGGAGAGCGAAGTAGCGGACTGCCCTGCACAGCACAAACAAAGTCATGTTTTGACTTTGACGGATGCAGGGAAATGGACAGGAAATATTGTGGCACTGCCAAACAATAGAGTTCGAGCAACGAGCCCTGCTTTTTGGCAGACCGGAGAGGGTGCCCCTGATTTTAGGCCTAGTCAATGGACTCACTGTGCAGAGCAAGATGACTCGTATATGGATGCGGCTCAAACCTTTAATAATTTATACAAAGAATGACCACCTCAGGAACAACAACCTTTGATCTGTCAATTGATGACCTGATCGAAGAAGCATTTGAGAGATGCGGCATACGTAGCACAAACGGCTATCAGCTGAAGTCTGCGCGTCGCTCTCTCAATTTGTTGTTCCTGGATTGGGCAAATAGGGGGCTTAATCTTTGGACAATCGAGCAAGCCACCTATGCCATAACCCAGGGTATTAAAGAAATATCTTTGGATACTGACACGGTTAATGTTTTGTCCGCTGTTATACGAGACCCGTCACAGGGAATCTTGACAGATATCACAATTGACCGTATCAGCCGTTCTGAGTATTTAAATATCCCGGATAAGAATTCTCAGGCACGGCCTGCTCAGTACTATGTACAGAGAACGAATGTGCCAAAGGTGTTTTTCTACCCGGCGGCGGATCAAAACTACACGTTTGTGTATTACCGCATTCGTCGTATCCAAGATGCGGGTGCATACACCAATACATCAGACGTTAACTTTAGATTCTTGCCATGCCTGACATCAGGACTGGCGTATTACATATCTCTCAAGTACTCTCCTGAGCGTACGGGTGCGCTCAAGGCGATCTACGAAGAAGACTTCTTGCGTGCCGCGATGGAAGATAGAGACACTGCCAGCGTTAACTTCGTTCCTGACCTAGGGGTGTAACGCATGGCCTTTGCAACAGGTAAATTTTCATATGGCCTGTGTGACTATTGCGGACAGCGATACGAATACAACGTGCTTCGCAAGAACTGGCGAGGCTTTAAGGTGTGTCCCGATGACTACGAGCCCAAAGAGCCACAACTTGAGCCTTTGAAATATAGAGGCGATGCAATTGCCCTTTATGAGCCGAGGCCAGATAGAATTGAGCCTGTATCTGTCTTTGTAGGGGCACCGGGCTTTTCAGCTTTCCAAAGTTTTGGAACGGCTAGAAACACCAACGACATGCGTCCCTACATAGAGGATAAGGCTTTGATTGCTCAGGGCGTGGTAGGTTCTGTAACAGTGGTGATCTCATGACGTATAGCGAACTTGTAACAAACATACGTAACTACACAGAAGTAGGCGCGAACGTCTTTACTGACGCGGTGATAAACGTGTTTATCACTTTTGCAGAAAACCGTATTTTGAGGGACATTGACTTAGATGTTTTTAAGCTTGAAGTATCTGGTAATTTAACGGCCAGCAACAAGTTTTTGTCTGCCCCTAGTGGTATTTTGACTCATCGCTACATAATGGTTACCTCTGGCACAGAACAAATCTTTTTGGAGTTTAGAGACACCTCCTTCATGAAAGAGTATTGGCCTAATGGGGCCACGACGGGTATTCCAAAATACTATTCGGTGTGGGATGAAAACACTTTCTACATTGCTCCTACTCCAAGTTCTGCTCTGGCAGTTGAACTAGGCTACATCTATCGTCCTCCCCAACTTTCCTCTACGAATACTACGACCTGGATTAGCACAAATGCTCCTGAAGCGTTGTTTTACGCTTGTTTAATTCAGGCCTATAGTTACACTAAGGGGCCGCCTGACATGATGGCTACTTTTGACGCAAGTTACAAGCAGGCTCTTCAAGGGCTCGGTATTGAACAGCAAGGCCGTCGCCGTCGGGATGAGTATCGTGATGGTATGGTACGTATTCAACTTAAATCGGAGTCACCAGGACCATGATAGGCAGTCAATCTTCTGTCTTGCTGGGTGGAATAAGTGTTGCCACTACGGATAGGCGCGGCTGGACTCCTGATGAGTTGGCCGATCGGGCCGTTGAGAAGATTCTCTACATTGGAAATGAGTCTCATCCAGCAATTCGAGACCAGGCTATTGCTTTTCGTGGCGCTGTACGCTCCGTAATTAAAACCTATCTTGAAGAAGCGGTAAATCAAGATAGGGCAACTATTGCAATCCGTCTGCATGAAGCAGGGTATTCCAACCTTGTTCATTTGCTAGGAGACTGAAAATGGCATTTTCAGGAAACTTCATGTGCACCAGCTTCAAAGTGGAGCTAATGAAGGCTGTGCATAATTTCACAACTGGCACGGGAAACACGTTTAAGTTAGCTTTGTACGACAACAGTGCTTCGTTTACAGCTGCAACAACCGCTTACACGGCTACCAATGAAGTGGCTGCATCAGGTACATACACGGCAGGTGGCGGTACGTTAACAAACGTGACGCCAACATCTTCTAGCACAACTGCTTTTACGGACTTTGCAGATTTATCGTTTACAAGCGCCACGATAACGGCCTATGGAGCTATGATTTACAATGATACTGCCGCAGGTAATCCTTCGGTTTGTATCTTGGATTTTGGTGGTGCAAAGAGTTCTTCTTCGGGCACTTTCACTATTGTTTTTCCCACTGCGGATATAACAAACGCAATACTTCGTATTGCCTAGTAACGATAAAGGGTAACGCATGACTTTCTTCTCCTCTGTTCTTTCTGACCCACCAGAAGTAAAAATCACTAACGATCGCCCGTTAGAAAAAGATTTATACAAGATGATGTGGAGTCGCCCAGAATACAGAGTTGTAGCCCCCGGAGAGCAGATTGCTCAAGAGTTTTTAGCGCAAGCCAAGCCTCCAAAAGGCGCGTCAGTTATTGACCTTGGTTGTGGCACAGGGCGTGGGGCTTTGAATTTAGCGTTCTTTGGTGGTATGAATGTCACTATGGTTGACTTTGCCGACAACTGCTTAGATGAAGACATTGTTCCTATGCTTGAGACACAAAGTCACGCTATGCGCTTTGTAGAAGCAGATTTAAGCCAGCCATTACCAGTATCCGCCGCATATGGATTCTGCACAGATGTTATGGAGCATATCCGCCCACACCATGTAGACCGCGTACTAGACAACTGCTTGGCCGCTTGTCAGCATGTGTTCTTCCAGATTGCCACAGAAGACGATGTAATGGGTAAGCTGGTTGGACACAAGTTGCACTTGACTGTGCAACCCTATTCATGGTGGTTGCAGAAGTTTAATGACCGCAAGTGCATCATTCATTGGTCGGAAGAGCGTGATGGTTACTGCCTGTTCTATGTAACTGCATGGTCTTCTGGTACGGATGTTGTGGACATTGGCGTTATTAACTTAGACGAAGAAAAAGTTAAAGCGAATGTCAAGCACAATATTTCTTTGGGCTTTCAGCAAGTACAACCGTACCCAACAAATGATGTTGAAGTGATGATTGTGGGCGGCGGACCTTCTCTTGCTGAGAACATGGACAAGATTAAAGAACTCCGTGCAAGCGGTGTTAAGTTGGTTGCAATCAACAACGCTTACCAATATTGCTTGGATAACGGCGTTACGCCCTCTGCTTTTGTAATGGTGGACGGCAGGGACTTTAACAAGCGGTTTGTTGAAAACATTGTTGATGATTGCAAGTATTTCATTGCATCCCAGTGTGACCCGTCTGTGTTTGAGAAGTTACCAAAAGAACGCACTTACATTTGGCACACAAGCACTGAGCTGCTTAACAACATTCTTGCAGAACAATACGAAACATGGTTTCCCATTCCAGGCGGCTCTACGGTATTGCTTAGAGCGATTCCTTTGTTTAGAATGCTAGGGTTCAAGCGATTTCACCTATTTGGATGCGATTCCTGTTTAGAAGATGGCAAACACCATGCTTACGAACAGACGGAAAATGATGGACAATTAATAGCCCCAGTAAATGTTGGGGGAAAGATTTTCTATTGCAACCCTTGGATGATTTCGCAAGCACAAGAATTTATCGACCTGATTCGCATGTTAGGCGATGAGATTGAGTTGGAAGTGTATGGTGGGCTTCTCCGCCATATTTTAGAAACTGGCGCATCATACGCTGACATTAAGGAGATTTAACATGGCTGCAAGTGCATGGCAACTTTACAACTACGCTAAGAGATACATTGGCAATGGGACAATTACCCTCGGTGCGGGTGTTTTTAAAATGGTACTAGCTCGTACATCGAGTAATGCCTCAACTTTTACGATCAGTACATACGCACAGCTTACAGCAGAGATTTCTGCTACTGGCGGCTATGTTACTGGCGGTCGTAACCTTGTTCCTGCAACGGCACAATGGACTGTGGGTGCATCTGCAAAACAGATGAAGTTCACAATGTCTACTGTTGGTTTGACCTTCACGGCATCCGGAGCATCTCTAACTAATATACGTTATGCGGTTCTTCGTAACTCCACGGGCGCGGGCGCAGGTAAATTACTGTGTTTTTGCCAGTTGTCTACCACCCAGTTCACAGTTACTTCGCCAAACACGTTAACTATCCTCCCAGCCGCTACTGGCATATTTACCTTAACCTAATAGGGTAATGCTCGTAAACTTGGGGGAACGGCTTCTGTCCTTCCCCCTGTTGGGCATTGAGAGGTAACTATGTTTTCACAAGCACCGTTCTCAAGCGCACCGTTTTCGGGGCTGGGTGTTGATTCGGTTGCAAATACCAACATAACGCCTTTAGTAGGCTCATTAACGCTTACTGGCGTAGCACCTACAGACATAGTTCAGACGATTATTACGCCCGCTGTAGGGGCGTTAACTATCACTGGCGTAGCACCCACAGACGTAGTTCAGACAATAATCACACCGGCTGTCAGAGCGCTGACTCTTACAGGCGTTGCGCCTTCTCTACTACGACAAACAATTATTACGCCCACTGTTGGGGCATTGACTATTACTGGTGTAGCGCCCACGGACATAGTTCAGACAATCATCACGCCGAGCGTAGGCTCGTTAACGCTTACTGGGGTTGCTCCGTCGTTACTAAGGCAGACAATCATCACCCCGTCTGTAGGAGCGCTCACCATTACAGGTTTTGCGCCGACGGACATAGTCCAGACGATTATTACGCCGGCTGTTAGAGCGCTAACTATTACTGGCGTAGCGCCTACAGACATAGTTCAAACAATCATTACCCCAAGCGTTGGATCGTTAACGCTTACCGGCGCAGCCCCGACCGATATTGTTCAGACAATAATCACGCCTGCTGTTAGGGCGCTGACACTTGCGGGCGCGGCACCAATAGATGTAGTTCAAACCATTATTACGCCAAGCGTAGGTTCGGTAACTATTGCGGGCGCAGCACCTATTGATATTGTTCAGACAATCATCACGCCAAGTGTAGGTGCGTTAACGCTTACTGGCATAGCACCAACGGATGTAGTACAGACAATCATTACCCCAAGCGTAGGCTCGCTGACCGTTGCTGGTGTTGCCCCTACGGTTGTTAGAGGGACAGTAATTACCCCAAGTGTCGGCTCTTTAACGCTTACAGGTGTAGCGCCAACTGCTGTTAAGGGAACAGTCCTTACACCTAGCGGAGGTGCAGAAATAATCGGCTCTGTGCCTGTTGTTGTTGTCACGGGCAACGTGATAACCCCAAGCGTGGGTTCTTTGACTGTTACAGGTATTGCCCCGTCGCTACTAAGACAAACAATAATTACACCAAGCGTTGGTTCAGCGACTCTTACAGGTGTAGCGCCTTCTCTTTTAAGACAGACAATCATTACGCCTAGCGTTGGCTCGCTAACGCTTACTGGCGCTGCTCCGGTAGACATAGTTCAGACAATCATTACTCCGTCCGTTGGGGCGTTGACTGTCGCAGGCGTTGCGCCATCCCTCTTTAGGGCAACCTTTATAACCCCAAGCGTAGGGGCATTAACCCTTGCAGGCATAGCGCCGACTGTTGCCAGTGCCAGAGTTATCACACCGACTGTAGGATCGTTAACGGTCACGGGAGTAGCGCCATCCGTATTTAGAGCCACCTCTATTACGCCGACTGTTGGTTCGTTAACACTTACTGGTATAGCGCCTTCTTTACTGAGACAAACAATCATCACGCCAAGCGTGGGTTCTTTGGCTGTTGCGGGTGTAGCACCTTCTCTTATCAGCGCCCGGATTATCACGCCTGCGGTACAAAACGTAGTTATCACTGGGGCGATTCCGTTGGCTGTTACTGGAACAGTCCTTACGCCTAGCGGTGGCGCAGAACTAATTGGCTCCGTACCTGTTGTTGTTGTTACCGGCAAGGTAATGACTCCTGCTGCGGCAACATTGACTCTAGTTGGCAATGCCCCATCAACGGTTGAAAACAAGATAATCACGCCAAGCGTTGGTAATTTGACCCTAGCGTACAGCGCTCCAACGGTTAACCAGGATTTATCAATTGAGCCAGCAGCTGGTGCTGTTTCTATAGCAGGCATACAGCCAGATGTAGTAACTACGACATCCATCACTACCGTGGTGGGGGCTATAAATATAGCAGGCCATGCTCCCTCGGTTGCTCTGACTAATGCAGTACAGCCTGCCACAGGTGTGTTATCTTTGGTTGGGTCAATCCCCGGCGTGATTAGAAGCACGGCTCTTACGCCACCATCCGGGGTTTTAACTTTGGTGGGAAGCGCACCAAGAATAGACAACCCAAATTGGGAAATCATCAACGATGCCCAAAGCTCCACGTGGGTGTTGATAAATGACAATCAGTCTACAACGTGGAATAATGTGGATGATTCTCAGAGTACAACTTGGACGTTGGTGGCTTAAAGGATAAACATGGCACTTGTATTAGCAGACCGCGTTAAAGAAACTACTACCGTAACAGGGACGGGGCCGGCGACTTTGCTTGGCGCGGCTACAGGTTTTCAATCGTTTGCGGTAGTTGGCAACACTAACACTACGTACTACACGATTGCGGGTCAGACTGGTTCTGAGTGGGAAGTGGGCATTGGTACGTATTCAACGACTGGCCCCACCTTAACTCGTACCACAGTGCTTGCTTCCTCTAATAGCGGCTCTGCTGTCAATTTCAGCGCAGGAACAAAAGATGTATTTGTAACGTATCCAGCCGGTAGATCGATATCTGGCGGCGAAGGTTACACAGAGAACGATACTACGATTGACGTAAGCTCAACCATCAACACTGGTAGAAATGCTGTCAGCGCAGGCCCAATTACGTTAGCTTCAGGTATCACGGTGACGGTTCCGTCTGGCTCTCGCTGGGTTGTGCTTTAGCATGAATGGCTATAAAATGAAAAATACAGGAGTAAAACGTGACCACAGCATATACTTCATTGTTGGGCATCTAGGGGAAAGAAGATGACAATCAATTACACCACCCTTCTTGGCCTAGCCCAACCCGTTACAGGAACGGAAGCCAATACCTGGGGAACAGCAGTCAACGACCAGATTACTGGTCTTTTAGACACTGCCGTAGCAGGAGCAACAACCATTACAGTGGATGCTGATATTACTTTATCAGACACCACCGGAGCGGCAAACCAGGCAAGACAGGCCATTATTATCTGGTCTACGGCTTCTGGCACAACCACAAGAAACATCACCGCTCCAGCACGTTCTAAGGGATATGTAGTAATTAACAAGGCGGTAGGAGCGCAATCTATAGTTCTTCGTGGCGCAGGGCCAACTACAGGCATAACGATTGTCCAAGGCGAATACGCACTAGTTGCCTGGAATGGATCAGATTTTGTAAAAATAGCCAATCAAAACGGCACGGGTAACTTCACTACTTTAGTTGCTACCACGGGAAACATCACCACCGTAAATGCCACTACTGTGGACACGACCAACATAGAGGTTACGAACCTAAAAGCCAAAGACGGTACAGCGGCGGGCTCTATTGCGGATTCCACGGGCGTGGTAACACTAACCTCTTCTGTCCTCACAACAACGGATATTAACGGGGGAACGGTTGACGGGACAGTAATAGGCGCATCCTCTGCGGCGGCGGCTACAGTTACTGTTCTAACGGCATCCGCCGATTCTGCATTTACCTCAACCGGTGCCGTGACCATTAGCAAGGGCAACACTGCGGCTAGACCTTCTCCCGTGTCCGGGATGCTTAGATTTAACACCCAGACCACGGAGTTTGAGGGCTACAACGGCACGGCATGGGCATCTGTAGGTGGTGCGGCACTGAGCAACGACACAAGCACGGCAAGCAATTTGTTTCCCTTGTTTGCAAGCGCTACATCAGGCACAGCTACAACACTGTTTACAGGAAATACAAAACTGCTGTATAAACCCTCTACAGGGGAATTCCAGTCATCGGTGCTAAATGCCGGAAATGGTATCGTGGTCAATAACGCAACCATAAGTGCCAGCTATACAATTGCCAGCGGCAGTAATGCCATGTCTGTTGGCCCCGTCACGGTTGCTTCTGGTCAATCAGTAACAGTATCTAGCGGTCAACGCTGGGTTGTTTTGTAAGGAATAAAGATGTCATCAATAGTAGTATCAGGCGATACATCAGGGACGGTAACTCTATCTGCACCAGCGGTAGCGGGGACCAACACGATCACGCTTCCAGCCTCTACTGGAACAATGATGGTTAACGGCCCAGCGTTTAGTGCTTATGCTTCTGCTGTGCAGACTGTTGTAACCAACGTGGCTACACTAGTGGTGTTTAACATAGAAGTATTTGATACAAATAACAATTTTGCTTCAAATCGTTTTACACCAACAGTTGCTGGTTATTATCAAATAAATGTTGGAATTCAATATTTAGGTGTCGTAACACCATATTTACAGATATATAAGAGTGGGTCTCCTTACTCTAACCTAATTTCAGCACAACAAGTCAATGGCGTTTTACATGATGCTAATTTAATTTATTGCAACGGCTCTACTGACTATATTGAAATTTATGGCACTTCTTTTGGCGGTACACAATTTAATGACAGTCAAGTAAATACTTGGTTCAATGGATGTTTAGTGAGGACGGCATAATGAATTTATACGAAAAAATTATTGCGTTATATCCAACTCTTACGCAAAATGACTTTATGCCAACAGGCACAATAAAACTACAAAATGATTTAGACGGCAAAGGCGATTACATAGTTAAGTGGGAACACCCAACCCTTGCTAGACCTACAGACGCACAACTAGCGGAGATTTCATAATGGCTTCAATCATAAGTGCAGGAACTACAAGCGGTACAGCACTCAACATGAGTGGTGACACCTCTGGTGTGTTGCAACTAGCAACTAATGGAACTACTACGGCAGTAACTATTGATACTTCACAGAATGTGGGGATTGGCACTGCTTCGCCAGCATATAAATTAGATACAACAGGATCAATTCGTTCTCAAGCAGATATATATGCTGGTGTTGTAAATGGAACTTCTGGTGGTCTGTGGTTGGCTAAAAATAACTATACATATCCAGCCGTTCAATCACTTACTTCTGCTGGCGCGGCAAACGCTCTTTTATTAAATCCAGCAAGTGGCAATGTTGGTCTTGGCGGAACTTCCATTGTTAGAGCAGTAACATTTAATACATCAGAAATTGCAATGGCAACAGCCACTACGGGTTGTTATTTAAATATATGTGATGCTAGTGGAAATAATGGAGGTTCTTATAATTTTTATATTCGTGGTTTAGCGAGTAATGGTGGGGCGCAAGCAAACTTAGCCGCATTTAATGCTGTTGCTGGGGCTGTTTATAATGGTTCAAATACAACCACATGGAACACAACCTCTGACCAACGCATTAAGAAAAACATTGTTGACAACAACGAAGGTCTTGAAAAAATTATTGGAATTCGTGTCCGCAATTTTGAATATCGAACTGCAGATGAAATTACTGATTTTCCTGACGAAAAAAATATTGCAATTCAACGCGAGGGCGTTCAACTTGGTGTGATTGCTCAAGAATTGCAGTCGGTTTTGCCTGATTGTGTTTATGAACAAAAAAACGGAATGCTGTCCTTGTCTACCGATAACATGATGTGGTACATGATTAACGCTATAAAAGAACTAAAAGCAATAAACGACACACAAGCCGCAACAATCACCGCACTAACCGCCCGTATAGTGGCTTTGGAGACTGTATGAAGATGCGTGACTTTGCTCCATCTCTTGAATACTTAAATTCTGTCTTTGAAATAAAGGATGGCTGTTTGTACAACAAGGTTCAGCGTAATAGCAGAGTTAAAGTAGGCGAACTGTCTGGCTCTTACTCTGGTAAATATGCTTTGGTTACTTTGCATGGAATACCTTGGCAAGTTAGCAGAATATTGTTTTACATGACTCATGGATATATGCCAATTCATGTTGACCACATTGATGGTGATACACAAAACAATCACATAGACAATCTTCGTGGTGCAACAGCTAAAGAAAACCAAGCAAATTTGAACATAAACAAAGCAAATACTTCTGGTGTCAAAGGCGTTTCATGGGCATCTAGATGCAAAAAATGGTATGCCTGTATTCGCTTTAACGGAAAAAACAAAAATCTTGGCTATTTTGATAATCTTAAAGATGCTAAAGAATTTGTTGAATTAGCTAGAGAAATGGTGCATGGCGCATTCGCCAATCATGGTTACAAGGAGAATGTATCTTGTCTTTAATTCTTGACGGCACTGCTGGTATCACATTCCCAGTAGTAGCGGGTAGTGCTTCTGCGGTGCAAGCATCTTCTGGTAGGGTGTTGCAAGTGATTAACACTACTTATGCAACAGTAACATCTACTGCATCATCATCATTAGTTGATACTGGTTTATCTACATCAATAACCCCGTCATCTACATCTAGCAAAGTTTTAGTTCTTGTAAATTTAGCGGGTTTGTTTTCTGGTAGTGCGACAGTAGGGCAATTTACTATTACAGACGGAAGCAACAACATTCTTTTAAATTTTGAAGGTTTAACTGCTTATGGAGTAGCGGCAAATCTTTCTTATGGCGAAGTTGGTACAAATTATTTGCACTCACCAGCGACAACATCATCATTTACTTATAAAGTTAGGATGCGAAATGTGGCTGGTACTGGAATATCTATAAATCAAATTACTAGCGGTGTTAGCACTTCAACAATGACACTCATGGAGATTGCGGCATGAATAAACATCAAGCAATTCGTGCAGTCAATTCTGCTGTCGTTACTATCCGTGGTGACGATGCTTTTGATGCTGACGACAACCCCATTACCTATGACGAATCAGCAGTTCAAGCCTACATGGATGCCCATGCCTACATAGCCAAACGACAAGCGGAATATCCTCCAATGACTGATTATTTGGATGGCGTAGTCAAAGCAGACCAAGCGCAGATTGCCAAATATATTGCCGATTGTCAGGCGGTAAAAGCTAAGTATCCCAAAGGTTAAGCCATTGACCCATTCACCCTACTTATGGCGGCGCAAGCCGCTGTTGGCTTTATTAAGCAGGGATGTTCTATGCTCCATGAGGGGCGTATGGAGCTTGAGGGCGCAAAGAAAACCGTTGAGGGAGTCATTGGCGATGTTAAGGCTATCAAAGGTATCTTTGACTGGTTCGTTGGTCTGTTTAAACGAGCAGACAAGCCCGCAGAGGCCAAGCCTGTGGCAAAAGCGAAAGCCAAAGCAATTGCCGCCAAACAGACCTACGAAGAACTTGAACTCAAGCTCATCAACGATGTTGGCGCACAGCTTGGAAACTTCTTTGACATCCAGCAACAGCTTCAGAACTACTACCTTGAACTAGAAGAGACATCAAAAACAAACTACGACCCAACCCAGAACACCAGTAAAAAAGCCATTGAACGTGCGCTAGTTGAGTTGCAGTTAGAGAAGCTAGGAGAGCAGATTAGGGAGCAGATGACAACATACGCTCCAGCAGAGTTGAAAGCAATCTACAGCCGATTTCTAAAGATGTACGCACAGATTGAACGTGAACAAGAATGGGCTAGGGCAGAGACAATTCGTAAGACTAGGTTGGCAAGGTGGAAGCAAGAGCAAGAAGAGATTCAAGTCATTGAAACAATAAGTGGAGTGATTGCCGTGATGTTTATATCTTTATTCTTTGGGTGGTTCATGTGGCAACTACGAAACTGGTCTACTGGATATTGATAGGAGTGGCGATATGCATCATTGTTGGAGTTACCTCGATGGCATACGTAGAGACTCTATATATGCGAGCGCAACTCAAGCAAGAAATCAAAGAGTTACGCAAACTTAAACGTGAACTAAAGGAAAGCAAATGATGACACTATTCTCAACCTTACTGTCTTTCCTGATGGGCGGGTTACCAAAACTGATGGACTTCTTCCAAGACCGTGCAGACAAGTCACATGAACTAGCCTTGGCGCAAATGCAAACTGAGCGTGAACTGACCTTAAAGAAGGCTGGCCTAGAAGCCCAAGAGCGTATCGAGCATATCCAGACGGAACAGATTCAGATCAACGCTGAAGTAACCAACGCACAGACAGCCATGCAAGAGCGTCAAGCCCTGTATGCCCACGACATTGCTATCGGTCAAGGTGCCAGCCAGTGGGTGGTAAATGCCCGCGCTATGGTGCGTCCTGCCATAACTTATGGCTTGTTCATTTTGTTTGCCTTCGTGGAGATATTTGGCTTTTGGTTTGCTTTCTACAAGGAAGTGCCGTTTGAAGTTGCGCTAGACCTGCTGTGGGATAACGAGACACAGATCATCTGGGCATCTGTGGTGTCGTTCTGGTTTGGTACACAAGCCTTTGGTAAGAAATGAACCTGTCAGACAAAGCTCTGAAGATGATTACGCACCATGAAGGAGTGCGTCAGAAGCCTTACCGTTGCCCAGCCAAGCTGTGGACGGTGGGGGTAGGTCATGTCCTGTACCCAGAGCAAGGCAAGATGAAGATAGAAGAGCGGGATGGGTTTGCCCTTAAAGACGCAGACAACCGCACGTTTAGCATGGAAGAAGTCAATGGAATTCTTAAAGCAGATTTGGCTAGGTTTGAGCGAGGTGTGGTTCAGTTCTGTCCTGTTCCCCTCACT